TTGTGCTGTTGCCGCTACTGGTACAGGTGCTGTTGCCGCTACTGGTACAGGTGCCGCTACTACAGGTGCCGCTGCCGCTGCCGCAGGTGCAACTTGAGTCATTGCTGACGGTTGGACCGCTACTTGTGGAGTAACTACTGCTGATCCGGCGCCAGCTGGTTGTGGTGCGGCGTCTTCATCGTCTTCATCGTCTTCATCGTCTTCATCGTCTTCTTCTTCTACGATAGTTGACGGATTAATAGATTCTAATTTAGCAACTAGTATGCGATATTGTTCTGCGGCTGTTAACATGCTTATCTCAATTTCACTTCTTGATACAAGTTGGCTAAATGATTAACTAATGATTCACTAACTGCCATAGCATTGTCGCCGTCTTGCGCTTTTGCATATTGTTGTTTTTCTCTATTCAAGTCACCACCGTTATGTGTCATTGCGCTAATATCACTAATTGTTGTGTCAGGTTCTGTGGAAGCTGACTGGAATCCACCGTCACCCTGCTCTTCACCAACACCAATAATCATAGCATCTGCGCCACCAGACATATCATGTGAATGTTCGCCGCTATTTTCTAAGTTGCGTAAGATATCCATCAAGTCACGGATGCCACCTGCACCGCTACCATTCATGCTGATATTCATAGTAACACTGTCTGGTTGTTTTGGAGCACTTGTGCCCATCATACCGTTTGGCATATTAGCCATTCCTGGCATTCCGCATTCTCCCATATCCTTCTCACCGATCAGTAATTGATCTGTTGGAGTTTTTCCCATCGGTGAGTCGCCGCATTCTTCCATATCATCAGCGGACATTTCTGGATTTTCTGCTGACGCCATATCCGGGTCGCCGTTGGCTTCATCTATTTGTTTCATTCTTGCTAGTAGCTCTTGGAAATTCATATTATCGTCCTCCGACAGTTGGTAAAGTTACTTTCCTGCTGCCTACAGGACTTTTAGTATTAATTGATACTTTTTGTTTATCTGCTTTTTCGCTAGGCACTTTCTTCGCTAAAATCTTTTCATTAACACCTTTATACTGCTCAAGTGTTTTTCTATTTTTAGTTAAGTCTTTTAACATACTCATTGTATGCTTGTCGCCTACTAGATTTTGTCCGTTGTCACCTTCTAAAGGCTTTTCTAGCAATGATTCCCCGCTTACTTCATCGTTAGCGTGATTTAATTCTTCTTCAGCTAATTCTTTTTCATTGCGTACTTTAACACAACTTACTGGAACGCCTGCGTGTTCTGCGATTAATGTTAAAACTTCTGCGCTAGTAGCTGGATATGTTGTTGTAACATCAAAAACAGTTACACCAACATTTTTAAGGCTTGGAAAATCTGTTTGTGTTTCTTGAATAGGTGTGCTTTTTCCGCTAGTGCAATTTTCAACTTGGAATTTAGACAATCCGCGTTTGATAAGCATAGCACAATCTTTAGGGCATTCCCCTGCAATTTTAACTTTAAATTCGTAGACTTGTTTACTTTCTACTAGGTAATCTTTGAATGATTTCATGTTGTAATCCCGATATTATATTTATTTCATTTGCTTGAGTTTTTCAAGCAAACTATTACGATCTGAAATAATAACACCGTCGCCTGCTAGATTAACACTGTTATCTTCTTGGTTAGCATCTTGATCTAACTTTTGTTTTTTAAGCTGTAGTTCAATCATCTTGAGTTTTTTGTCAATTTTTGCGGCTTTAGCATCGATGGCATTTTTAAGCATGCCGCCAGCGACTTCGAAAATACGTCCAGAATACCTAGCTTCTACATTCATACCCAAGTCCATTAAATCGTCATATGCATCTGTAGCACGTTGTGCCAGTGCATCAAATTCTGCATCGCTAGCATCGCCTAGTCCTTTTACTGCGGGCAATGCTGATGCAATCTTATCAAACTCGCTGATATCCCGTAACAAAGGTTGGCTCTGTGCAGCCATGTCTTTTTGCTTTTTCTTTTCTTCTTGCTTGATAACTTCTTTACTAGCAGGAAGATTTAATAGTTCTTCAAGTTTTTTAGTCATACTTTACTTATGCTATGCCGCCCTGGTGGAATAAATCATTTTCATTAACAATACGGAATCTAATTCCTTGCTGTTTACACCATATATTAGCACTGGCCCATTTGGCTTGATTTTTAATAAATTGTGCTTGGTTGTACTTATTCTTGCCAACACGCTCTAATATGCTTTGGCTAGCAGGTTTAATCTCAATTAACTCAACATGCATCTTCATATTTTTATCAACATACTGTACAAAGAAATCCGGAACATATACTGTTTGTTTGCCAGTTAACGGATCTCTATAAGGTATTTGTACAGCTTCGCTAGCCCATTTTTGTACAGCTGGGTTAGTATCACAAAACTTCATGAAACTCCATTCCCAGCTTGATCTATATGTTGGCATTTTTGTACCTACATATTTTGCTGGTTGGGTCATGGTGAACTTGCCACGTGCAAATTTGCTAGACATATTAAACTAGAATGTTTCTAACTTCGTATGTGTCAACTAGAGGAGCAATTCTATATCCTAACATACTAGTTTTTTCTCTGTATGCATTTAAAATCTCTGCTACCACTTGGCTAAGTTGTACATCATTTAATGTTTTAAGTGTATCTATTAATTGAAATACATTTACGTTGTCTGTTTTAGCTTGATTTAACAAAACCATTGCTGTATTGTTTGCACTTTCTTGATCAAACCCGTTTGATATAAAAAATCCTACAACAGCGTCTATTTGATTTACTGGAAAATTAATCTTGTTAGCAAAGAACTTATCAAAAAATTGCCTCACGTTTGTAGAACTATCTTGTGTAGACTGTGTTGATAAATTGCTCATATTATGTACCTGATTTTCTCGGTTGTGCAACTGTAGTATCAGTAGTGGCTGACGGGAATGTGAAACCTTGTAAGCCTGTAATAGAAGATACAGATGTTTTGTTAGGATTTGTAATAATACTTGTGAGTCCTGTGCCTGATTTAAATGGCGTATTTTGATAACCATTAACAGTCTTAGACACGTTCTCTAAAATACTAGTAGAGTTAATAGTTGTATTACTGTTACCAAATGTTGGTTGTGCTGTTGTAATAGAACCAGAATCTCCTACTTGCAGTGGGCTAGGGGATAAGTCATAATGTTCTAATCCAAATCCTTCCGGATCACCTTGAGTTATTTCACCTGTATTATACGATACTGCTTCGTATGCTAGTTGCATCTGATTATCGTGTACAGCAGTTTGTCCGTAGTCAACTTTGTTATGATTCCAATTAGTGATAATTGGGTTGTGTAATTTATAACTTACATACTCATGCCGAGCCATTTGATAAATTGTAATATAATTAAAAAATGGATTCAAACTGCCGTTGTCTAGACCATAGCTATTGTTAACAAAACTATAATTCTTCGTAGCATTTCTTCTGTAGGCATTAGTATCTTCTGCTGAGATTGGATCAGCATAGTAATATTTGTAATAGTTTTGCCACAGCTGATTAATAATTCCCATGTTGTCATCGTGGAAGTTAATCTCAACTGGATTATGTTTGTGCGTTGTTTGTACGTTTTTCTTTCTGTTATATTGATTAAGCGTTTCTGCAGTTATTGAAAACTGAGGTAAACTACAACTCTTAACTAACATGTTAATTTCATTTCTGTGTCTTTGTACTAGATCAATGTTTCTCAATGCACCAATGTTAATATTAAATGCCACATGAAATAAGAATTTATGCTTTGGTGCTAGTCTAAATTGATCATCAACAAATACCCGTGCGGCATGTTGCTGATCTCGCATCAAAACATTGCTGTTATTATTTAAAAATTGATTAGGTGTAAATGCCATACTAATATTTATCGAAGAAATTAACTACGTAGTTAATGATTAGCTATAAAAAAGCTCACCTAAGTGAGCCTTTCTATTAACGTGCGCCAGCCGCTGTAGCCGCTGTGCCAACATTTCTACCCAATGGAGCTGTTGCGCCGCCGGATGTTTGTATACAGTTATCTGGTTGGATTGCTAAATCAATAGTTAACAATTCTTGTCCACCGTAACCTAATGCATTGTAGTTAGCACCTTGTACATAGCAACCATAACATTCCCATGTTTCAAGAACGTTTGGTGCGTGTGCGCCGTTGCCGCCGTCTAACATTTCAATACGCATTAAAAACTTATAGTCTCCACCTGAAGCCGCACTACTTTGTTCAAAGAAGTCAAACTGCTTCTGCATCTGTTCGCCAACTAGCTTAGATACAGATCCAGTTACGTCATCACGTAGTTTAACTGTGATAGCCGCCCACTTTGGACGTCCAGCATAGTGAATCGTCGAGTTGTAAACTGCAATAGTCTGATCATCAAATGTAACGTTTGGACGAGCAGCCTCACTTACCTGTTTAGTTAACTCTGTTGTTGGTGTTGATGTACCAAAGTTTTCAAACATCACTCTAAAGCGAAACTTGAGCTTTGGCATCAACATGCCCTGTGCGCTAGCCGATTGATCCGATGCTAGCGGTACTGTAAATCTAGATAAACTTGCGATTGCCATTTGTCTGCTCCGTTAATTAGTTGCCTAGGGCTTTGATCTCACCAGTGTTCTTCAAGCGTAATGGAATGTAAATAAATTCCACTGACTTAACTGGTTCAATCGCTACGTCTAGATATAGTTCATTACGATCAATACGTGCAGGTGTATTGTTTGATGTATCGCAAACTACGATATAGTCATACAATGCACGTTGTCCTACTAGTTCTAATAGTAGACTTTCTGCCGCACCTTTGAGTTCATCGCGGGTGATTTTGTCGTTTGGTTCAAATACGTATGGTTTAGATAATTGTGCAAACTGTCTACGTAAGTAAACTACTAAACGTGCTACGTTGATACGATCTAATGCGCTGGCACCTTTAGCACGAGTATATTGACCGTAGTTAACAAGACCTGTACCTGTGATGAATGTGATTGGATTAACTTTAACTGCCGCTAATGTATCACGCTGTCCGGTATTCAATGCTACTGACTGGAATTCGCCTGTTAATGCATTAACATATCCCACAGCACTTGCGTTACTAACACCACCTCGGCGGGTGCCAGCTGGTGCAAACCATGGATAAGAAACATTATCGCTTAATGCAAAAGTGCGTAGCATCATGTGGCTTGGCGGAACAACAATATTGTTACCTAAATTATCACTTGAGAAGCCCCATGGATAAAATACACCTAAGTATTCATCGCTAGTAACTAAACCGTTATCGCCATCTTCTAATGCACCAGCTAGGTTATTACCCCAGTTAGTTAGTGTAGTAGAATCACTTGCTAAACGTGCTGGTGCATCGCCTAGTACAAATCCTGTCAATCCGCGATCGATATTTAAATTAACAAGTTCGTTAATTAGTTCAGGATAACCTGGGCAAGCTAACAAGTTAAACACACGACTTTCTTCGTCACGTATTACTTGATTGCTGTTAACAAGGGCTTGCAGAGCTTGTACAACAACTTTACGCTGTGCTTTACGACCAAATGTACCAGCGCCGTTTTCTTGATTAGCGGCTTCACTAACCCAACGATGTGGATAATAGCCCGCCATGTCTTCGCCTTCGCCAGCGCCAAAGCGTGGGTTTTTAGCATTGAGATCGATAGCATCTAATACAAAACGTTTAACGTTAAAACCACTTCTACGCAAGTTCCATAGCAACATGCCTTTTGGATATAGTGCAGGATCCGGAGCATCTGGATCTAAGAAATCTTCTACTAACAACTCATCAATAGCTGATGGTAATGCAGATGATCCGTCAATGTTCCAACGTGCGTCTGCAAACAAAATACCATTTTCAGTTGTTTGATCAGCGGCATCAACTAGAATCCACTTACCACCGATACCGGTACCTGTTCTCTTGTATAACCTTGGATAGTTTTCCAAATCACTTGTATCAACCCACAAATCACCAGGAAGTAATGAGCCACCATCTGGATTCTTAGTTGGTTTAGATGCACTTACGATTGGACCGCCGATCCATGGTGATCCTGCGGTATGTGTATAATTTTGATAGCCAACCCATGTTGTGCCATCGTGTATCATAATATCAACTTCATCAACTAATGAATTGTACCATAAACGGCTATCAGCTGGAATGCTAGAGGGTGCATTATCGCTTGATACCGCGCCAAGGTCTGTTCCGTTTAAATCACCTGACCATAAAGAAGCAATTAGTTTAGCTGGACCGCTAGCGTATTCTGGATCAAAGAATAAGTTAGCTGTGGTAATTACTGGAAATAAATCTTCAAGTAATCCGTCTGTATCGGTAAATTTAATATCACCAGCTTCTTTGTGTATAATATTAAGTCTGTTTAATGTGTCTAATTCAACTGTTACATTGTCAAACCCTGCTTGTGCAAATGCTGTTACAAATCTCTGTGCATTTGCAATATCACCAGTGGCGCTTGCAGTTAAAGTACAACCTACATTAGGGCTAAAAGAGCTAAGGCCTTTATTTGTTCTAGCAACACCAAATTCAAAGACGCTACTGCCCGTTCCAAATACTGAAGTACCAGTGGTTAATGCGATTGATGTAATTTTTGTTGTTGCGCCGGCAATACGTTTGTAAATTTTAAATGTTGCATATGGGGCATTATTAACAGCACCGTATTCACCTTCATCATTTGCTTTGACATACAATGCGCCTGCTGATAAATTAACGCCGCCGCCTGTTGTATCTAGTGCGGCAAGTGCGGCTGCTGAGTTTATATACATAGGAGCTTTAATTAACTGCCATGCTTGGGCGGCTGCACTGTATTTCTTAACAATCCAATCAGCACCTACGTTAGGTGTTGTTGTTTTAATCCAGATACTGCCTGTAGGATAACCGTTAGCAACCACCGATTGATCGAAGTCTACTTTCTTAAACAACGGTACTTGGAAGTGTGGTTTGATATTAACTGTCGGAGCATAATATGTCTTTGACTGTAGACCAAGATTTGCAACGTTGTCGCCGGATAGTGTAATAGCCACTCCAGTTGAGTAAATTTCTAAAGCGCCAGTAACAAGATTTTTACTAGCCTTAACTCCGGCAGTATTCAAAGTTGAGTTGGCATTTATTGCCGTGGCTAATTCGTCAATCGTGTCAATGTTGTTGCCTGTGAACGTTTGATTGTTTACCACAAACTCTTCAAGTAGTGCAACTGTACCAGTTCCAACTACTGTTGGCCAGCTTGCAGTCCATTCTGGACTACCAACTTGCACCCATGTACCCGCGGCTGTGTTGGTTGCTGGTTTTTTGTAATATACTCTGGCTACTGACTCTGTTGCAACAACAGCATAGTCACCAATTGATCCAACTGCGCTGAAAGGTGCACCGCTTGATACACCGCCTGCTAATTTGCTAACATCGGTGATAACTGTTGGAGTTTTAACGCCAAAACTTTGTCCGCCGGGTGTAGTCGAAGCCGCGCTATTCCATTGGAAAATGCCAAATAGTGTGTTGGCAGTATCGAACCAAATAGTACCGTCAGCTGGTGCGCCAGTTGGTGCTGTTGGAGTTGCTGTTAACTGATCTAAGTCCATATCAGCACGTACAACATAAGCACGATTACTTACGCCTAAATAACTGTATGCGGCTTGCAATCCATATTCATTCTGTTCTCCAGCATGAATTGGGTTGTTGTTAGCGTCAGTTTTAAATATTGGTGTACCAAAATTGTCTGCCAAGTCTTTCTGACTTGATAGTAAATATACCTGTCCAGCATTGGCTTTCAACGTGCCTGATGCTGTTCCTGTACTTGAACCGTTCTGTTTATTTTCAGCAGAAGCAATAACAATTAGTGGTGTTGTTCCCGGTGCAGCCGGTGTATAAAAACTTTCGTCTATTACCGTTACGCTTACGCCTGGTGAGTTTAATGTAGCCATTCTATGATCTCCATGAATACGAATTCTACATGTATTTAGTGGTTTTTAACTTTTTGGTACTCATATACGCCTAAAAAAGGGCAGTGAAAAGGGCGGTTATAAATATGTATATGCGATCTTTATGCAAAACCTGTGACGAACGCCCGTGTGCTGTAAACTATTACAAAGAAGGACGACCTTTTTATCGTTCTAAGTGTGATACCTGTAGTCGCGGTGGTACAGCCAAGAAGCCACGATGGAGTCAGCTAGGATACAAAAAGAAAGATGGTTGTGAAAAGTGCGGATACCGTAGCAAGCATCCTGAGCAGTTTAATGTGTTTCATGTGGACGGCAATCTTAACAACTGCCGTCCTGCAAATCTTAAAACTATATGTGCTAATTGCCAGCGGCTACTGCATCAAGAAGGAGTTCGTTGGAAACAAGGTGATTTGATACCAGACCTTTGACCTGTGCAAATAGATCGTCGATGCTAGTATTGTTGTCTAGCACAGCATCAAAGTCTGTGCCTACCCAAGCAGTTTCGCTAGCGTGTATACCAGCTTTTTCAAGTTTTGTTTTACTAGTAGCCCAAGTAAAATTACCACGATCGCCTGAATTTGCACTTACTGCCCAATCGTACCATTCGGGCTCTGGGCCACGAACCACACGTACTACAATACCACCAGCAGACTTGATTGATTTAATTTCGTTAGGAAAACGACAGTCTGATATGACTACATCGTCAGTACTATTACGTAGTTTGTTTTCTAATGACGCAATCCAGATATCATCGTGAAATGCTTTTCTGCATACTTCTGTGCCCCAATACTGTAACACCCAACGTGGTGTTAAGTTGGGCATGTTCAAGCGTTCACTCCACCATGGATCTACTTGTTCGCGCCATTCACGGGCTTGTTTAGTACGGCCTTCTAGCATTGTTCTGTCCCAACCAAAGACATAACTTACTGCATCTTTGAGGGTGTTGGCGAAGCTTTCTCGTCGGAAACCATGAAAGTTAGTTAGATAATCTGCAATGGTATCTTTACCAGAACCAATGAATCCGCATACACCAATAATCATAGAAGTCTCCTAATGAACTACTAGTATATAACAGTTTTATTACAGAGTCAAATATTTTTCTGCCATTCTTCGTAAGCTCGCTGATCTGATTCTAGTTGTGCTAATACTTCAGACCACTCTGGTGGTTGGCTATTATTTGGACAGGCCCATTGGGTAAAACGTGTGCCTTCTAGTTGAAAGTTTGCGCCGGGGCGTAATTTTTTAACAGCTACATCCACGCCAAACAGTAATTCATACGGTACTTGCATACTGCCTCCTAAATAGATATTTAAGAATTAACGTGCAGTACCGTTGACATTTCCGAATGGGCTTCCGGCAAATGCCATGTAGATATATGTCGCCGCGCTTGTGTTATTATTTGAGCCAGCTGATCTAATTTTAATCCCGTTTGAAAGAAAATCAACCCCAGTAGTAGAATCACCAAGATTTCCAACATTGTTTTCTTCATCTGCTACATTAGCACCTAACTTTTGACCGTTAAGGTTGTAGGTACTTCGTTTGTTATCATACATGATCCAAGCATTGGATGTTGCGGATGTACATTTAGCCATATAGAAAGCAGGTTTAAATCCGGTATATATAAAAGGACCATCAGTGGCAGATCCATTACCAGTATAAGTGCCAAATTTGCTAAATCCAGGAACTTCCGCCCAACAATAAGCTACATAAGTACCAGTATCAGTATTCATATCATTTGTACCAATACCAAATACAGAAGTTGTTGGTGCAGAATTCCATACTGACGAATCTGCTGCCGCGCCGCCGGTATCAAAGTTAATATAAGTTGTATAGCTAAGGCTAGTATGATAAACACGCCAATTCCCTATAACATTTCTACGTTTACAGATATACATACTAGGAGCAACTCCTAATCCGTGTCCTACAGTAGCATTTACACCTGTACCAGTATAAGTCACTACACTAAATCCACTTGCGGTATTAGCACTAACTTGGCTTGCTATTGTTCCAGCAGTATTTGAAACTGCGGCACCACCTGCCTTCCACTGCCAACCAACATAAGTGTAGGTGTTAGTTACAGTATTTGCGCTTGATGGTGTAAACCCGTTAGAGTTAAATGTTATCCAAGTAGACCCTGTTGATTCTACGCCAGTACCATTTGAACGTAATAAGCCAGTTGTTCCTCTTACGCTGTCCATTAGATAATGATTTTGTGAATTAGATCGTGATTTAATCCATACTAAATCTGGTTGGAATCCGCCTGCGTTGGTTATAGCAACATCAGTTGCTCCTTGTGTCCAAGTTGACACATCAAAATACTGATTAGGATTAGCGGCAGGAGTACCTGCTGTTAAACGTGCAAAGTTCTTAGTTGTTAAGGCATTGAATCCCGCTGGAGGAGCGTATGCCCAAGGTCGTTGCCCGGCATTTAATGAAACTTGATCTCCACTGGCTCTTGTCCATACCGCAGGGAGTAACACTGTGCTCGAGGTAATTCCATAGGCCAATGCAACATTATAAACTTGTGATCCATTTTTATAAAGAGTTAAGGTATTTCCTATCCTATCAATGGCAAAACCTAAAATATCACCTGTAGCAAATCCTGGACTATTATTAACATTATAAGATCCATCACCTATGTACACCGATCCGTTTACTGTGACGCCAAAATATGCGCCGAGGGATGCAACGTCAGAAAATCCAATCCATCCATTACCGGTACTAGTATATGAGTTTATAGTATATTCGATATATGTTTTTGCATTAGCTGGAACTCCGATACTTCCGTACGCCCAACTAAATTGACTGCCAAAACTTGCTGTTAAATTTCCATTAGATAAAGTTGATTTATAGCTTACTCCGTCACCATAGTTCACAACTGGTAGTGGACTCCAAGTACAATAGTTACCCACAACTTCGCCACCATTACCGTAATCGTGTCCGTACTGTGTCGGACTGTCAACTAGGTGGTCTGTTGTGGAGTCACTGGTGTTGCCTACCGCTGTGGTTGTATAACGAATTAGAACAATACCTGAACCGCCAGCACCACCCGTGCCACCAGCACCGCCACCGCCACCACCAGTATTTGCACCACCAGCACCACCAGCACCACCAGTAACCCCAGTGGCTCCTGAATTTAATGCAGATCCACCTCCAGCAGAGCTGGTTGATGT